CTTCTACCCCAGCCGGGGTGCGCGCAGGTCTGGGCCATTGACATGGCTGGCCGTGGTCCCGCTCCGAAGGAATCGCGCCAGCGCCCGCGGGATGAGAAACGCCGTGAGCGGGGCGAGTGGCATGCCTTGCAGGGCACCGGGTGGCAGCACGGGTCGCTTCCCACGGCGCCGACGGGCCTGAAACCCGAGTCGAGGGCAGCGTGGAAGACCTGGATGGGTTCGTGGTTCGCCGCCCACTGGACCGCGGAGGATCTGCCGGCGCTCCGCCAGCTCGTGAAGCTGTATGACCAGGTCGAGCGCGGTGAGTTCCAGAGGATGACCGAGCTCCGCCTGCAGATGGACACCTACGGCATCACCCCGAAGGGTCAGCAGGACCGCCGGTGGAAGCAGCCCGAAGCCGCGAGCACCTCCGCACCGAAGGCGCGCAAGTACGGGCACCTCAAGGCCATCGAGTCCTAGATGGGCTGGAAGGGACCCTCTGAAGAGGGCGAGGTGCCGAGCCTCGGCTACGACATCCTCGAGGCCCTTTCGGATGTTCTACCCTCGCCGGCGGATGTTGACGCGCCGCTGCTCTTCACGAATGAGCAGGCCGCCTACCTGCTTCGCTGGTACGCCATCGACCCGGTATCGGGTGAGTTCGTCTATCGGCGCGGGTGCCTGGAGATGGCGAAGGGCTGGGGGAAGTCGCCGATCCTTGCCGCGGTTGGGATCGCGGAGCTGTCCTTGCCGGTGCTGTTCGCAGGGTGGGATGCACATGGGGAGCCGGTCGCCCGTCCGTGGGGGACCGCAGACGCACCACCACCGTGGGTCCAGATCGCAGCGGTGAGCGAGGACCAGACCGACAACACTTACCTGACGCTCTACGAGATGCTCGTGGCTAACGACGGTCGCGCAGCTACCGAGCTTGGTATCGACGTCGGACGGACCCGGTTGTACCTATCGGGTAAGCCTGGCCGCCTCGAGCCCGTCACCGCTGCGGCAGGAAGCCGTGAGGGTCAGCGGGTGACGTTCGCGGTGCTCGACGAAACGCACCTATGGACGACGCAGAATAAAGGGCTGAAGCTCGCTCGTACCCTTCGGCGGAACGCCGCGAAGATGGGCGGGCGAACCTTCGAGACGACGAACGCTCCCGAGCTAGGTGAGAACTCCGTGGCGGAGCGGAGCGGGAACGACTACGACTCCGGCGAGCCTGGCATCCTGTTCATCGCGCGGCGTCCAGAGATAGAGCCGGACCCGTCATGGTCAGACGAGCGGCTGAGGGCTGAAGTCGCCTATTGCTACGGCGACGCCCGATGGATCGACCCCGACCGGCTGGTAGCGGAGATCCGCGATCCGGCGACGCCCTGGAACGATGCGTTGCGGTTCTACTTCAATATCCGAACGGCCGGCGCTGGTAAGGCGATCGACCCGCGGCGCTGGGACGAGCTCGCGAAGCCGACCGAGGTCGCTCCGGGGACACCGATCGGGTTGGGGTTCAAGCATTCACACGGCGCGACCGTGCTCCGTGGCTGTACCCAGGAGGGTTACTCGTTCCTGATCGGGGCGTGGGCTCCGCCACCTGGTGAGCTCGATTGGTCCGTGTCTCGCGCCGAGGTCAACGAGGCCGTCGCGCAAGCGTTCGACACCTACACGGTCGGCCGGATGTTCTGCGATCCGCCGCAGTGGCGCACCGAGGTTGAGCAGTGGGCCAAGGCGTTCGGTGATGAGATCGTGCTCGCGCTCGAGACCTCCTCGCCCCGCCGATTCGCCCCAGCGGTCGACCGATGGCTCGTGAGTCTGCGTGAGAAGACACATACGCACGACGGGGACCCGATGACCGGGCTCCATGTCCGCGCTGCGCACCTGCGGAAGGTCCGGGTCACCGACCCTGATGACGATTCGCGGACGATGTACGTGCTGATCCCTGGGTCCGAGGGCGGTCAGATCGCGGCGGCCGTGGGCGACGTTCTCTGCCTCGAGGCGGCGATGACCATGGAAGTGAGACCGGAGCCGGAGGTGGCGGTTAGATGGGTGTGAGGAACTGGCTCAGCCGTAAGCCCGTCGAACGTTCGCCTGCCGAGCGTTCGCTCGATCAGTACCTCAGCTTCTTCTCCTACGGCGGCCTGAACTACGCCCTCACCGGTGGCGGCTCATTGCAAGGCACCAAGGAGGAGATCGGGTCGGGGCTCGTCGGCTACGCGACGGGTGGCCTGAAGTCAAACGGCGTCGTCTTCGCCTGCATGGCGCTTCGGCTCCGCGTCTTCTCTGACATCCGCTTCGGCTTCCGCGAGCTGTCTAACGACGGGCGTCCTGGCAAGCTGACGGGCTCGCTCGACGGCCGTAACCCCGCATCCAAGGGACTCCGGCTCTTGGCTACTCCCGAGCCGGGGCTCACGACCGGCGACCTGCTCGCGCACATGATCTCCGACGTCGACCTCACCGGGAACGCGTTCGTGCGGCGCAGTGGGGACACGCTGAAACGCCTGCGGCCGGACTGGGTGACGATCGTGATGGGATCACGACGGCCCGATAGCTCGGCCTGGGATCTCGACGCCGAGCTGATGGGCTACCTCTATCAGGAGGGCGGCCCCGGTCTCGGTCGTGATCCCATGGCGCTGTTGCCCGAGGAGGTTGCCCATTGGGCGCCGATGCCCGACCCGCTCTCGCCCCGGCGCGGTATGTCGTGGCTGACGCCGGTGCTCCGCGAGATCCAGGCCGACAGCGCCGCGACGACGCACAAGGAGCGCTTCTTCGCGAACGGCGCCACCGTGAACCTCGTGATGGAGTTCCCCGAGGGGACCTCGAAAGACCTCTATGACTCGGCGGTCACCGCCTTCAACGACGGGCACCAGGGCGAGGCCAACGCTTACAAGACCCTGTTCCTGCTCGGCGCGACCGCCAAGACGATCGGCGCGGACTTCCAGCAGATGGACTTCAAGGCGACCCAGGGCGCCGGGGAAACACGGATCGCCGCTGCCGCGGGCGTCGGCCCGGTGCTGACGTTCCTGTCCGAGGGATTGCAGGGCTCGGCGCTCAACGCCGGTAACTTCGCCGCCGCCCGCCGCGCCGTGGCGGATATGTGCTTCCGCCCGCTCTGGCGGAACCTTTGCGGATCGCTCGCGCACATCATCGAGACGCCGCCGACCAAAGAGCTTTGGTATGACGAGAGCGACTGCAAGTTCTTGCAGGAGGACGCGAAGGACGCCGCCGCCATCCAGCAGATCCTCGCGAACACGATCGCAACGCTCGTCAAAGAGGGCTATGAACCCGACTCTGTCGTGGATGCGGTGATGGCTGAGGACATGACGCTCCTCGAACATGGCGGGCTGCTCTCGGTGCAGTTGCAGAAGCCGGGTGCAGCACCCAACGGCAAGGCTCTGGCCCTGTCGCCTATGGAGAAAGGCTGAGAACGTGGATCGGGATCAAGCATTGCCTACCGAGAACCTGTTCCGGGCGATCTCCCCCGAGCTCGCATCCTCAAAGGTGCATGCCGGGACCAACGGTGATCCACCGACGCTCTCGGGGCACTTCGCGGTGTTCGACCAGTGGGCACGCATCGACTCCGCACGCGAGGGCCTGTTCATGGAGCGCATCGCACCCGGAGCGTTCGGCGAGTCCTTCGCCCGCGAGACACCGAAGATCATGTTCCAGCACGGCCGCGATCCGCAGATCGGGGAGAAGGTCATCGCCGCGCCGGCCACCGTCATGGAGGACGCGCGCGGAGCGCACTACACCGCGCCGCTGCTCGACGGGGTACCGGAGATGCTGGTCGACGGTCTCCGCAAAGGCGCCTACGGCGCGTCGTTCCGGTTCTCGGTCGAGACCGACGATCTCGTCCGTCACCCCGCCGTGTCCGCTCACAACCCCGAAGGACTTCCTGAGCGCACGATCACACGGGCGAACGTCCCTGAAGCGGGCCCCGTCACATGGGGCGCCTACGCGGGTGCTACCGCGGTCGTGCGGTCAGTGACGGATGAGTTCCGGCCCCTGACCGTCGATGAAGAGATCGCAGACCTCGTGCGGGACAAGCCCGGTGAGCTCGCCAAGCTCATCCAACGCGCTCTGAACATGACCGACGCACCCGGCAACCTGCATCTGAAGCCAAGCACCGAAGACGGGCCAGCCGAGGAGACACCTCAGCCCGCCGTCATCACCGAGCCCGAGCCCAAGCTCGAACCCGGTACGGCACGCAACCTCTCGAAGGAGGACGAAGTGGCAGAGCTAGAGACCGACTACCGCACGACCGAACAGAAGGTGGCCCGTGTCGTTGAACTCGACTCCGAGATGACCGCGATCGGTAACGAGAGCACCGGTGTCCTCACCGCCGAGGCGCAATCGCGTTGGGACGCGGCGAAGGAAGAGGTCATCAGACTCAACGCGGACATCGCCGCGCACGAGGAACGGCAGGCGTGGTTGAAGGATCGCGCCCCCACCGACACCAAGATCAGGGGCGAAGAGGACAAGCCCGTCCCGTTCACGCCCATCCGTAAGCCCGAGAACATCTACGACAAGGCCGCGGTCTACCGTGACTCGCGGACGCCTGAGCACGCCAGCCAGCTCTTCCGCGAGAACGCCATGCGCGCCGTCGAGGGCGCCGTGTTCCCGCACGAGCGGGCGAACCAGGAAGACGCCAAGGGCCACGTCGCGCAGCTCCTCGCACACGACACGCGCGACGGCGAGATCGCGAAGCGCATCCTGACGACCGGCTCGCCTACCTACAAGCGGGCGTTCGGCAAGATGCTCGTCGCGGGCACCCTCGACGTGCTCACGAGCGAAGAGCGTGCGGTCATGGCCGAGGGTGCCGGCGCCACCGGTGGATTCGCCATCACGTTCGAGCTTGACCCGACGATCGTGAAGACGTCCAACGGTGCGGTGAACCCGTATCGGCGTGTCTGCCGGGTCGTGTCCATCTCGGGAACCAACGAGTGGCGCGGCGTCTCGTCCGGCGCGGTCGTGGCGACGTATGAGGCGGAATCCACCGCAGCGGTGGACCGCTCTCCGACGCTCGCCCAGCCCGCGTTCCTGGCGAAGCGGGCACAGACCCTGATCGACTTCTCGATCGAGCTGCAGCAGGATTGGCCGCAGTTGCAGGCCGAGATGGCGGGTCTGATCCAGGACTCTAAGGACACCCTAGAGGCCGCGCAGTTCGCGACCGGTGTCGGCACGACCGTGTTCCCTCAGGGGATCACCGTCGGTTTCACGAACACCGCAACGACCGGCACCACGACGGTGCTCGCGGTGAACGACATCTACAAGACCGAGGAGGCATTGGCCCCGCGGTTCCGTCCGAACGCGCAATGGTTCGCCAACCGGTTCATCTACAACAAGATCCGCCAGCTAGATACGGCCGGTGGGGCGAACCTGTGGGTGCCGGACCTCCGCACGGGGATCCCGAACAACGAGACCGGGAACACCGGCTACAACCTCATCGGTTACCCGGCGAATGAGTCCTCCGGGCTGGCGGCCTCGCTCGCAACGACCACGAAGCTGGCGGTGCTGTTCGACCCCTCCTACTTCGTGATCGTCGAGCGCGTCGGCATGGACATCGAGCTGATCCCCCACCTGTTCGATGCCACCACGAACTACCCGACCGGACGTCGGGCGATCTACGCGATGTGGCGCAACACCGGGCGTGTCTTCGACATCGCCGGTGGCGTGACCCTCGTGGGCCTGTAGGAAACGAGCCCTGGACGGGGGAGGGGCTTCGGCCTCTCCCCCCGGGGAGGAGAACGGATGGCAGCGACCAAGGCAGACCAGATGTACGTGGCGACCGAGTCATTCGTCACAGCGGACGGGATCCACTACCGCAAGGACACGACGCGGGTATCCGCCGCGCTCGTCAAGGCCAACAAGTGGGAGCACCTGTTCAAGCCGCTCGAGGTTCATCACGACGTCGAGGCCGCCACGGCGGCCCCGGGGGAGAAGCGAGCTTAGATGGCCGTCCTGGACACCACCGGTGATGCACCGGCACTCCTGTCGAACGCACAGACAGGTAACGGCGACTCGACGAACATCGCATCGCGTCAGACCGGCGACATCGTCGGCGGGGGCGCGGTGGTCATCACGTCGGCGATCGGCGCTACGCCGACCGTAACGGTGAACATCCAAGGATCGGTCGATGGTGTGGCGTACTTCAACGTTCCATACGCCCTCGTCGCGACACCACGCACCTTCGTGGTCTCGGCCATCACTATCACGACGGCGGTGACCACGACGTACCTGCTTCAAGAGAACGTGTTCTACCGCTTCTTCAAGCTCGTCTACTCGGCGAACACGAACGTGACCCTGACCGCGACGGCTTACCTGTAGAGGAGCGCCCCGATGATCGAGGGTCGTACCGGTGGGGCGCGCATCTTGCGCGGTGTGCGTGAAGGCTTCGACCTCACCATCTTCGTCGACGGTGCCGAGACCGACGCCGCTGCGACGCCCACCATCACCGTGACCCGGGCTAACGGTGTAGCCATCGCGGGGCCGGTCGCGACGAAACCGACGGGAACCACTGGGCTCTACCGGTTCACCCCTGCTGCGGCCGACGTGATGGAGGTCGAGCGTTACACCGTCGTGTGGACCGCGACCGTAGCCACGGTGGTTCAGACCTTCACGACGCGGCACGAGGTCGTCGGTGGCTATTACTGCGACCTGCAGGACATACGCGCTCAGGAGGGCCTCGAGGACATCGGTCGGTTCCCTGATCGCCGTCTCATCGATGCGCGTCGCTGGTTCGAGGCGCTGGCGGAGATGTTCTGCGACCGTGCCTTCGTCCCGCGTTACGAGCGTGAGATCTTCTCGGGCGATGGCGGTACGGTGCTATGGCTCGACCAGCACCCTGCTACCGCGTTGCTGTCCGTGAGCATCGACGGGGTCGCCGTCACGCCCCTCACCGTGTTCGATCTCGCTGAGAGCGGGCGTCTCGTCTACGAGACGGGGTTCACAACGGGTGAGGTGAACGTGGCCGTGTCCTACAGCCACGGCGACGATGAGCCCGACGGCGAGCTGCGTGAAGCCGCTGTCGAGGCTATCGCCGATCGCCTCAGACGTGCCGTGAGCGGGATCGCAGATCGCACGACGTCGATGGTCACGGGCGAGGGGACGTTCAACCTGCAGATCGCAGGATCCGACTCTCCGACCGGCCTGCCGTGGGTCGACCAGGTGCTCCGCACGCGCCGTGGGTCGCTGGTCGTCGTCAGGTGAGCACCACCTTCGCCGTCGCCTCGATGATCCCCGCCGTGAAGGCGCGCGTGATCGCGCTCCTGAGCGACGAGAAGGCGTTCGCAGGTCTTCAGCTGTCCTACTCTCAGCCCGCCACCCGTCTCGAGCGCTCATCGTTCTGGCTCGGCGAGACGACCGGGCGTCACGACATCAGTGCCATCCGCGCCGGACGTAAGCCACGCACCGAGACGTTCGAGGTCGACGCTTATCTCTACGTCTGGAAGCCCTCAGGCAAGCCCGAGGAGGCGGAGGCCGAGGCGTTCGATCTGATGGCTGCGGTCGAGGACGTGCTCGCTGAGGCGCCGCAGCTCGACCTCGGACCGTCCTTGCAATGGGCGAAGGTCGGCGCGATCAAGGGCACGGACTGCGGGCCCCGCGAATCTGGCGCGGACGCCGTCATCCACTTCGCCATCGAATGTTCGGCACGTCTGGACTGAAGGAGGAATCGTGAGGCTCATCTACACCGGACCCCATGACGAGGTCGACGTGCCGGGTCTACCCATCACGGCTCGCCGTGACGTACCCATCGAGATCGGCGACATCGTCGCGAAGGAGCTGCTCGCTCAAGGAGGCCCGTGGGCCAAGGTAGGCCAGAAGGCCAAGGAGGACGCTGAGAGATGACCGCCAAGTCCCAGCTCGGGTACAAGGCCGAGGCGACGTTCGGCACCTACGTCGCGCCCGACAAGTTCGTGGAGTTCATCCGCGAGACGATCACCGCCGATTATGAGCGGATCTCATCCCAGGGTTGGCGCGCCGGGCAGCGCGTGGAGTCCGAGCTCCGTTGGAAGGCAGGCCGGACCAACGTCAGTGGCACCGTTGACACGGAGCTGCAATCCAAGGGCATGGGCGGACTGTTCAAGGCCGCCTTCGGGACATCCGTCATCACGACGCCTGGTGGCGGAACGTTGAGCCGAGATCACACCTACACCCTCGGCGACACTGTCGGGGACTCGCTCACGATCCAGGTCGGCAAAGAACTGCGTGACCAGACGGTGCAGGCGTTCAACTACCTGGGCTGCAAGGTGAACGGGTTCCACCTGTCTTGCCGCGTGGGTGAGCTGGCGATGACGAGCTTCGACATCATCGGCCGCGACCTAGATACCGCGACCGGACTCGTTAGCGCTACTTACCCGACGACGCTTGAGACGTTCAGCTTCGTGGAGGGTGCGGTCACCGTTGCGGCTGCATCGACCCCGGTTCGTGAGGCGACCTTCGACCTGGACAACAGGCTGAACACCGACGACTACGCCTTCGGCTCGAAGCTCCGCCGCGATGTGCCTGAGCCTGCGCTGCGCGAGGGCACCGGAACGCTCGATGCCGACTGGACCTCGATGACGGCTTACAACCGGTTCGTCAACGGGACCATGGCCGCGCTCACGCTCATCTTCACCGGTTCTATCATCGAGGCCGCGATCGCGTACAAGCTCTCGCTTACGGCGAACATCCGCACCGACGGCACCACGCCGACGGTCGACGGTCCCGAGGAGATCCGCCAGCCGCTCACCTACAAGGTGATGGCCCCGGCCGCGACCGAGCCCGTGACTCTCGTGTGGACGACGACGGATGTGGCTGACTGAGCGATGCCGAACACCGTCAAGGTCACGGGGCTCCGCGAGCTTCGCATGGCCCTCGGTGCCGTGGACTCCCACCTGGCCGAAGAGCTTCGTGACGAATCGCTAGAGATCGCGGAAGACGTGCGGGACCTCGCTCGGCGCAAGCTCTCAGGCGACGTTGCGACGTCTACCGGTGCGGCGGCATCTTCCATCCGGGCGTTCTCTAACACACGGGGCGCTGGGGTGCGAGGTGGCGGTCTTGCCGGGGTTCCGTACTACGGGTGGCTGGATTTCGGCGGGACCATCCGACACCACGGCCCCAAACATGCTCACACCACGGCGCACCTGATCCGGCGCGAGGTTCGTCGCGAGGGTCGCTACATCTACCCGGCGGCGGACGAAGAGGCGACGCGAGCCGCGCCGAGGGTGGAGCGGATGCTCGATCGTCTGTTCGCCAAGGCGGGGTTCACCGGATAGACAGGAGCACGGGCGGATGACGGACGAACCCGTAGTGTTGCTCGACCCTAGCGCGCTGACCCTGGGTGAGTTAGAAGAGATCGAAGAGTACGCAGGCCATGAGGCTCTCGGGCGGATGCTCCAGGGGGCTTTCTCGCCGAAGGTGCTAGTGATCTTGACGTTCCTCACCATGCGCCGCACGAACCCAGCCGTAACGCTAGCGGAGGTACGTGGCTGGAACGTGGAGCGTGTGGACTTCGCCGCCGCGAAGAAGCCGAAGAAGGCGACGCGAGCGAAGGCGGCGGCACCGGACCCAAACCTGCAAAGCTCCGCCGGCTGATCGGGCTGGCGGAGCTTTCTGCGTTCTACCACCTGCCATTGCACGAACTCCGGGCGATGAGGATCACCGAGCTTGCGGTGTTCTACGGCCTGATGCGGGCATCCGGCGGCAAAGAGCCTGACGACTTCGAGGAGGTGCTCGGCTTTGGCAGCAGCTAAGACCGTGCAGGTCCTCATCATCGGGGACTCCCGCTCTGCCCAAGCGGCCCTCAAGGCTGTGTCGGGTCAGGCTACGGTGACCGAATCCAGGCTGGCGACCCTCGGTACGAAGATGCAGTCATGGGGTCGCTCCATGTCTTCCGTCGGATCGACGCTCACCCGCCGCGTCACGCTGCCGATCGCGCTCGTCGGCGTAGGGATGGTGAAGCTCGCCGCAGACGCGGGGGAGACGCGGAACAAGGTCGGGGAGATCTTCGGCGGCATGGCCGATGACATCGAGTCTTGGTCAGACACCGCGATCGAGGACATGGGCCTGGCCCAAGCCACGGCGCAGAACATGGCTTCGGAGTTCGGCTTGCTGTTCCAGGCGGCGAAGCTCCCGGGGCCCGAGGTCGTCGGGCTCTCGGAGGACTTCACGCAGCTCGCCGCCGATATGAGTTCGTTCTTCAACGTCGGAGCTGAGGACGCGCTCATGGCGCTCCGCTCGGGTCTGACCGGCGAGGCCGAGCCGCTGCGGCGCTTCGGTGTGTTCCTGTCCGAAGCCGCGGTCGAGCAGGAAGCGTTCAAGATGGGGGTCATCGAGGCCGGCGAAGCGTTGACCGACCAGCAGAAGGTCGTCGTTCGCGCCGCGATCATCCAGGAGTCGCTGACCAAGGCGTCGGGGGACTACGCCCGGACCGCCGGCTCGGTCACGAACCGTTCCCGTGCGCTCACTGAGAAGTTCAAGGAGATGGGCGCCGATCTCGGCACTAAGCTGCTCCCCCTCGCCGAGAAGCTCCTGACGTGGGCGTCAGACATGCTGGACAAGTTCAACGCGCTCAGCCCCGGTACGCAGGAGATGATCCTGAAGATCGCGGGGGTTACCGCGGTGGCGGGGCCGTTGCTCAGGATCCTCGGTCCCATCGTGGGACGGTTCGGCAAGATGGCGGGTTGGCTCCCGAAGATCGTGCCGTGGTTGATCAAGTGGTCGGCTATCAAGAGCTTCCCTATCGCGCCGGTCCTGCCCGTGGGAGGCGTCCCCGTGGGAGGCGTCCCCGTAGGAGCCCCGACCGGGACCGTACCTGTAGCGGGGTTCCCAGCGGCGCCATCGACGACGGGGCTACCGACGAGCGGGCTCGGTTTGCTCGGGCTCGGCACCTTCTCGGCCGCCTCCGCTACCAAGAGGTTGGCGGAGATGGAGGCTTTCGAGGAGGTGCTCGCGCGTACCGGCGATACAGCTGAGGATGTCGAGCGGAGCATCGTGATCCTTACTAACTCACTGGCTCTTAGCGGCTCGACGGTGCAGGTCAACGAACGCGCCTTTCGACTAGCTGCAGCCGAGGGGCTCACGTATGAAGCCGCGTTAGAAGCGCTGGGGATCACGCAGGAGGTGACGACCGGGAAGATGCGCAGGTGGGCGGACGAGGTGGGCGCGTCTGAGTCTGCACTCAAGGCTTACCTCGATGTGATGGGGGACTCGCAGGAGCTGACCAAGGAGGA